TCAGATAGAGATTTTGTACAACTACAAAAGTACAAATATGTCAGACAGTTTTCACCTATACTTAAAAAAGAAATAGTAGAAGAAAATCCAAGATACTATCTACAAACACACATCATACGCGGTGACAAAGGTGATGGTGTACCAAACATCTTATCAGACGACAATGTATTTGTTGAAGGCTTTAGGCAAACACCTATGACTAAAAAGAAAGTAGATGATATAATACAAGATCTTGAAGAAGGTGAATTGCTTTATGCGGCATCTTGGTATCGTAACTATTGCAGAAATAAAAAACTAATTGATCTTACTGAAACGCCAGAAGATCTAAGAAAACAAATTATAAATAACTTTATGGATCAAGATCCAGCTTCGTTACATGGTAAGAAAGGCAAAGTCTTTCCTTATTTAGTAGCAAAGCGTTGTAATGAATTGATTAAAAGTGTACAGGAGTTTATTTAATGAAACAATATGTATTTGAAGTTTTAGAAGAAATGGCTAAGCAAAGAAATAAAAGTGATAAAGTTCGTATCTTAAAAGAAAACGAGACATGGGCTTTAAAAGATATTATAAGAGGATCAATGGACACCAGCATAGCTTGGAATCTACCTGAAGGCGAACCACCATATACTGCAGCCGCAGCTCATACTCACGCCAGTAACTTAACTCAACAAAATGGAAAGTTTAAATACTTTGTGAGAGGTGGACCAGGTGATAAAGAGCCAAAGTTCAAGAGAGAAAATATTTTTATCGGAATACTCGAAGGTGTGCATCCAGAAGATGCTAAGCTAGTTATTAACATGATAAACAAAAAGAAAATTCCAGGAATTTCCAGACCAGTTGTAGAGGAGGCCTTTCCAAAACTACTACAGGACTAACTCTACAACCTTACGAAAGGTAAAGAGATGGTACTACAACAACTTGAAAAAAACTACGGACTAAAATTTAAAAAGAGAGGTAGAATTAATCGTATGGAAAAGATCGACAAGAAAAGAGATTTCATAAGAAAAAAAGTCAAGTTATTAAAAGTACTGGAGGATAAATTTCAAATCATTTAAAAAAATAACTATTTACAAACTGAATGAATTATGGTATAATATATTATTTGAAAGGTGAAAAACATGAATATTTTTATTTTGGACAAGGATCCGCATATAGCTGCACAAATGCTTTGTGACAAGCATGTTCCTAAAATGATTGTGGAATCTGCACAAATGCTAAGTACAGTACATCGTATGCTTGATGGCACGCCAGAAAAACGTAGGTCAAAGTCAGGTAAGACTATGCAAACGTATTATTCTTTTGGCGATATACGTGATGATTTGTATTATCTTGCAGTACATAAGTATCATCCATGTACCACATGGACAGCAGCAAGTCTAACAAACTACAACTGGCACTATGCACACTTTGTTGAAATGGCCAGAGAATTTAAATATCGTAGAAATAAAGATCACGTAACTTTTAAGAAACTTGGTCCAATACTGGCTGCTCCGCCTATAAATATACCAGATATAGGTCTTACCGAATTCGCACAAGCCATGAGTCATTTTCCAGATTGCATGGTTCCAGGCGATGCAGTTCAAGCATATAGAAACTACTATCACAAAGCAAAACCCTTTGCTAAGTGGGATTGGGGAAGACCAGCTCCTGACTGGTGGAAAGGATACCAAGTTGCCTAAGTATACAGTAAAGCCTTTAGAAGAAGGTGATGAATATGAAATTTTTATAAAAGCTGATGAGTTGCAAGACTATCTTAAAAAGCATAATTGCATAAAAGTTTTAACTTTTCCAAAGATAGTATCAAGTAGAGGTAGCTTACTATCAAAGACAGATCAAGGGTGGAAAGACAACCTTTCAAGAATTAAAGAAAATTCTGGAAGAGGTAATACAATTAAAACTTAGGGGAAGGATATGAAATTCTTTATTATAGTATCTTTTGTTATGGCAAATAAAATGGCTGCAGATAGACCTCTTTTTATTTTTAAACAGCCTTTTTTCGATAGCGTGTTAGAATGCAACCAATATGTTTCTGTAATGCATCAAAGAATATATACAACAGCGAGTGCATCATACAATTTTAAATATCAACCTGATGCAATATACTGTTTACCAACAGACAAAGTGAAAGAGATTTTTAATTATAATTATGAAGACGACAAACCAAAACAAAACATTTAGCCATGACAAAGTTGATATCGGATATAAAGATCTTACTGCTGAAACTACCGATACTGGGAGAACTTATAGTACTCCTAATGGCAAGTCTTATCCTAGTGTCACTACAGTTTTAAGTATACTTACGGAAGATTTTATACGTGCTTGGAGAAACCGTGTAGGTGAAGAACAAGCAGATATAGTAAGCGGCAAAGCATCTAGGCGAGGTACGAAGGTGCACAGCATTGTAGAAAAGTATTTAAATAATGAAGACACATCAGACTTTTTACCACACATCCAACAAAGCCTTAAAAATCTCAAACCTGTACTTGATAACGGTATTGGAACGATATTCGGCCTCGAGGTTGCTTTATATAGTGATTACTTAGGTGTGGCCGGTAGATGTGATTGTGTTGCAGAATATAACGGTGTACCGTCTATAATCGATTTTAAAACTTCAAGATATATAAAAAAGAAAGAAAAGATAAGCAACTACTTTGCACAAGGTGCTGCGTATGCAATCATGTGGGAAGAGCGAACAGGAATGGTGATACCTAATGTTGTAGTCATTATGGATGTCGATCATGAAAAGCCCTTAGTTTTTGTAGAACACAGGGATAACTATACTAAATTATTAAAGGAAACAATTGATGAATATAGAACTCGCAAAATGTTCGGCCACTGACTTATCGCTGACACAAGTAATAAAACTAAGATCAGACTTTGAGGAGGTTACTAAAGGTTATAATATGCCCGAAGGTTCTGATATAAATAATATAAATTGGTTTTTGAAAGATGGCCACAGGTCAAATTCTCTTCGTAATGGATTTAAAGAAGCTGAAGAATTAGCGAAGAAAATAAAGGAGTATGCAGATGGCTGCACAAAAACAACTAGAGGCAGGAAGCAAGTACGCGAGTTTTGATAAAGACGGTGACGGAATTGTTACTGATGAAGAATTTGAAATGGAACAAAAATTGATACAGTTAGAGAATGAAGATAAAAAACAAGATGCTCAGAGAAATATGGCATGGTTTGCCTTAAGCGGTATGTTATTATATCCTGCATTTGTTATTGCTGCAACATTATTCAGTCTCGATAATGCTGCAAAAATATTAGGAGACATGGCTGCTGTATACTTTGTATCAGTTGCTGCTATTGTTGCTGCATTCTATGGCAAGGAAGCTTTAGCAAAGAAATAATAAACAAAGGATTTCGTTATGAAGAGATTGATATATCAAGTTTACACTGGTAAAAAATCGAAGTTGTATGATCACTGTACAGCTTCGGTTAAAGCTTATGCTGATAGAATTTCTGTAGATTATATAGTACAAACAATCCCCAAAATGATGATTAAACCTGACGTATTTGCAACAAATCGTAGTAAAGAGTCATATGAAAAATATGGAGGATTCTTACCAATTTATGAAAAAGAAAATGCACTCGATTATTTTGATAGGTATGACCAGATTTGCATTATTGATGCTGATATCTGGGTGCGCCCTGAAACACCAAACATCTTCTTGGAATTGGATAATTTCGGTGGAACCACTGAGTTTGCCGGAGTTGTGGAAAGAATGGCGCCAATCCTCCCGTGGTACAAACAAAAATTAGTAGGATATACTCGAATGCAGTATTCCAATCTCAAAGATGTCAATTGGGAGTGGACACATGAAAATGGAGCATTATTTTATAATATGGGTTTAATGCTCATGGATAAAAAAATCACTAAATACTTAAATGGACAAAGTGGAAAAGAGTTTATACAAAGACCTGAGTTTAAAGACTTTGTTGATGGCCAAGGTGCATGGAAATGGAGCACTGATCAGACACTATTAAATTATTGGGTTAAGAAAGAAAATATGGTACAGACTTATCTTAACTGGAAATGGAATGCACTTTATACAGCAATACCAAATGATAAAATAAAAGAAGCATATTTCGTACATTTCTTTCTTAAAGATAAATTACCGAATAATGGTGAAAATGTTCAAGAGTTGATGGAGATTGTACAATGAAAATTCAAATTGATATAAGTATGGGTGAATACATAGATAGGTATTCTATATTAGTAATAAAACAAGACGAAGGTCTTGACGTTGCAACAGAATTAAAACAATACAAAAGTCTTGATTTAACTCATCCAGGGTTTGATTTTTATTTAGGTATTATGTTAGCAATTAATCAACAGTTGTGGTATTTAGAAGATATTAAAAGAAAAGATGTAGAAAGATTTAGTAAAGAAGAATCTAATACTGCATTTCTTATTACTCAAATAAATGATTTAAGACATGAAACTAAAAAACGTATTGATATATATTTTGGCAGCGAAATAACCGAAAAGAAAAGCCATTGAAACACATAGCGTTAAGATCAAAGAGTGTAAGAAGTGGCGATAGGCCATACACTACACCAGGGTTAGGTGACAGATCTCATAGTTTGTTGCTTGCATATCAATACGGAAAAGCTCACAATACACCAGTAACAATACATTTGACTGATGATAAGTGGAGTGTGGCTGGTGGTAAAATTTCTAATAAAAAGAAAAAGTCATGGGCTGAACTTATGAGTTTATTTCCATCTGATTCACTTTATATTGAAACACATCCAGTTGAAAATCTAACAGAAGTTGAATGGATAAAGTATCTTAAATCAAAAGGATTTGATGCAAAAATATATCATTATGAAGATACTGCACATATGCATCCAAATGAAACTAAAGTTGGAATCGAGATGTCTCAGTATTTAAAGAAGTTACCAAAACTAAAACCAGTTGTTGAGAACGCTTGGTTTCCAGATGTGTTTATTACAGCTCAATGGGATTCTACAGATCCAAGAAGAAGATTATCAAAACAGATGATACGACAAATAGAAGATAAGTATCAAGGTGTAGTTTTAAAAGTTGGTGGTGAAGGTGAAGGCCAACTTAAAGATTCAATACCTCACATTGGTTTGGCCATGTCTTTGGCAACGTGCCACATTGGTAGTGATTCTGGTATGATGCATATTGCACAGTTATATAA